GACATCCTTAAATCCAACAGGTAGACCCAAGGGTTCTGTTAACAAGTATGCCGCCCTCTCTAGAGAACTAATGAATGACAACGCAGTAGAGATAGTTGCTGTTGTATTGCAAAAAGCCAAAGAGGGCGATGTACATTGTTTAAAGATGTGCCTTGATAGAATATTACCTGTACATAAAGCAGTAGACTCTACGAGAACTAAAAGCGATGCCCAGGTGATTATTAATGTAGCCTCTATAGATTCGATACAACAAAAGGCTAGTGAGTACGATGAAGCTGAATTAGTAGATCCTGTAGAAAAAGATGACGATGAAGTAATCGTTAATGTAGGAAGCAATGGCTGAATTAAACATTGATTTACATCCTGCCCAGTTAGAAATATTTCATTCTAAAAAACGCTTTAAGATAGTTGCTGCAGGAAGAAGGTTTGGAAAGTCCTACCTTTCTGCTTGGTTATTATTAATAAACGCTATTCAATCCGATTCTAAAGATGTATTTTATGTAGGCCCAACCTTTCAACAGTCCAAAGATATTATGTGGGCAATGCTTAAAGAGTTAGGAAAAGACTTGATAGCCCAGGCCCATGAGAACACAGCCGTATTAACTCTTATTAATGGCAGGAAGATATATCTTAAAGGCAGTGATCGACCAGATACTCTAAGGGGCGTAGGCTTGGCATATGTCGTGCTCGATGAATATGCTTCTATGAAGCCACAGGTTTGGGAACAGATATTAAGGCCAACACTTGCAGACGTGCAAGGTGGGGCACTCTTTATAGGAACTCCCGCAGGAAAAAATCATTTCTACGACTTATACAAAGATGCCTTTGAAGATGACGAGTGGGATGCGTTCCAATACACATCAACAGATAATCCTTTTATATTAGAATCAGAAATTAAAGCTGCCAGTAAGACTATGTCTTCTATGTCATTTAGGCAAGAATTTGAGGCATCTTTTGAAACTAACTCTGGCGGCATATTTAAAGACGAGTGGTTTGAAGTAGCAGAAGAGCCAAAACAAGGACACTATGTTATTGCTGTAGATCCTGCTGGTTTTGAGTCTATAGAGAAAGAGCGTAATTTAAAAAGGTCAAGACTAGACGAAACGGCTATTGCTATCGTTAAGATAGATCGTGATAAGTGGTGGGTTAAAGACATACTACATGGTCGTTGGAATGTAAAAGAAACGGCTAAAAAAATTCTTTCATCTGCGATGAAGGTAGAATCGGCTACTGTCGGTATTGAAACAGGATCATTACGCAATGCAATATTACCTTATCTTGAAGATGAGATGAGAATTGCAGGTAAGTGGGTAACAATAATAGAATTGCGACATGGCGGCAAAAAGAAAACAGAACGAATTACCTGGGCTTTACAAGGCAGGATGGAGCATGGACAGATAACCTTTAACAAAGGCAGAGATTGGAAAGACTTTCTTGGTCAGTTAAATGATTTTCCTAACCACTTGGCCCATGATGATTTGCTCGATGCACTTGCCTATATAGATCAGGTTAGTGTAGCAGATTTTGCACATTCTATAGAACTAGCAGAAGATTGGGAGGTACTAGATGATGTGGCAGGATATTGATAATATCTTTGATTTTAATTTATCAGAAGATGAAATAATAGAACTTTTACAATATAGTGCAGATGAAGCAACTCTAAAGAAAAGATACCTAGTTGCTTGTCAAATTATATCTAATTTAGGTAATTTAAAAGAAGAGTTTCCAACACAAGATGATGCGGTTGATTTAACTATTTGCAAAATGTTAATAGATGGTGATATACAAGTTGATGAGATTAATCCAGTATTTCATTAAATGAGAATGATTATCACTTGCATTTATAATCCTACTCTGTTAAAATCGGAACTTATTAAGGGAGATAATATTAGTCAATATGCATAATCAAGAGAATCAATATCAAGCATTAGCAAGTTGGCTTAATTATCGCCTAGACAGTTGGCGAACTCACAGAAATATTAACTACATTCCAATGTGGGATGAGTACTATCGCTTGTGGAGAGGAACTTGGTCTGCTTCAGACAAGACTAGACAGTCTGAAAGATCAAAACTTATTGCTCCAGCACTACAACAAGCCATTGAGTCTTCTGTAGCAGAGCTAGAAGAAGCAACATTTGGACGAGGAAAATGGTTCGACATTAAAGATGACATGCTTGACCAAGATCCTAGTGATGTTGAGTACATTCGTAATTTATTACAAGAAGATTTAGAGAAGACAGGTTGTAAAGATGCTATGTGTGAAGTCTTTCTTAATGGTGCTATCTATGGTACTGGTATTGCAAAGATTGTAGTTAAACAAAGCATTGAAAGAGCACCTTCAGAAGAGCAAATTGATGGAACAATGGCTACAACTCGCACAATAGTTGAGTTTCCATCTATAGATGTTCATGTTGAGCCAATTAGTCCAAAAGAATTTCTTATTGACCCATCTGCTAACTCTATTAACGAGGCTTTAGGTGTTGCACATGAGGTTATTAAACCTAGATACCATGTAGTAGAAGGTATTCGCTCTGGTATTTATCGAGATGTTCCTCTTGATGGTGATTATGACACAGCTAGGTTTGGATATGACTCGGAAACAAAACAAGCAGACGAATCAGACTCTGTTAAAATTTGTGAGTATTGGGGTTTAGTACCAAAACGCTTTTTAAAGGCAAGTGCTAACAAAGATGACTTTGAATATACTAAAAAAGACAAAGATGAGTTGGTAGAAGCTGTTGTTACCATGGTAAACGATGAATACATTTTAAGAGTTGAAGAAAATGCGTTTATGATGAAAGACAGACCTTTCGTTTCTTATCAACACGACATTGTGCCAAACAAATTCTGGGGGAGAGGAGTCGCAGAGAAGGGATATAACCCGCAGAAGGCTTTAGATGCAGAGATGAGAGCAAGGATTGACTCATTAGCACTTACTACTACACCTATGATGGCCGCTGATGCTACTCGACTACCTCGTGGAGTTAAGTTTGAAGTTAGAGCAGGTAAGACTATACTAACAAACGGCAATCCAAGAGAGGCTATTATGCCTTTAGACATGGGCCAGACCGATCAGTCAACATTTATGCAAGTTCAGGCTTTACAAAACATGATACAAATGGGTACTGGGTCTGCTGATACAACTTCACAAGGCGGTGATACTGCTAGTGGCATGTCAATGATGCAAAGTGCTGCTATTAAAAGACAAAAACGCACTTTAATGAATTTTCAAAATACATTTCTTATTCCTTTAATTAATAAGAGTATGTACCGTAAGATACAGTTTGATGTAGACCGCTATCCTGTTAGTGATTTTAAATTTGTACCGTATTCTACTATGGGCATTATGGCTAAAGAGCTTGAAGGTCAACAAATGGTAGCTATGCTACAAGCAATACCTAAAGACTCACCTGCGTTTAATGTTATCTTGTTAGCTATGTTTCAAAATTCTTCTATTCATAATAGAGATCAGATAGTTAATGCGTTGATGCAAGGCGATGAGCCAAATCCAGAAATGGAAGAGATGCAACAGATGGGTATGCAGCTTGAAATGCAACAACTACAAGCTAATGTACAAAAAACTCTTGCAGAAGCTAAAGAAGAAGAGGCTAGAGCTATGAAACATCAAGCAGATGCTATGAGTAGTCAGCCAAATGATATGGATATGCAAGAAAAGTTACTTAAATTACAGAAAGATCAAGTAGCAGTAGAAAAAGGCATAGCAGATATTCAACATATGCGTTCTGAAACTGCTCGTAACATGCCAGAAGTAGAACATTTACAATCTGAAACAATATTAAACCTGGCTAAAGCTAGAGCTGCAGGAAACAAAAGAGAAATTAATACTACCGTTCAATAATGCCAAAAAATGACCAGAGTTTTCTAGAAGATAGATTAAGTATGACAGAAACAGAAGGTTGGGCTGATTTATTAATGGATGTAAGAAATTTAGAAGACAGTATTGCTAACATAGAGAATATTAATACCGAAAAAGACCTTTGGGTAATCAAAGGCCAGTTGCGTGTAATAAACTTTTTATTAAGTTTAGAAGATGCAACAAACCTAGCGTTGGAAGAACTCCAAGACGGAAATTCAACATAATCAAACTTCACAACCCTGAAGAGGGCGGAGAACAACACAATGAGTGAAAGTATAGTAGTAGATGAAGCACCTTTAACAGGTGAACCGATAACAGAAACACAGGAAGTAACACAAGAAGTACAGACGGAGGTAACTTCACAATCTGAATCTGAAATTCCTGCAAAGTATGCTGGTAAATCAATGGCAGAGGTTATTAAGATGCAGCAAGAGGCTGAATCATTAATGAGTAGACAGGCTGATGAGCTTGGTCAACAAAGAAAGTTAATGCAAAGTTTAATGGATGCACAAAATAAAGCAACAGAAACTACTCCACCAGAAGAACCTGTAGCACAGGAGGACAACTTCTTTGACGATCCAGTTAACGCTGTGAATAAGGCAATAGAAAACCACCCAGATGTTATAAAGGCAAGGGAAGAAAGAATGGGAAATGTGCAAAAGCATAATTTGGATTCCTTAGATAAGGCTTATCCAGATTGGCAAGAAACCGTTAAAGATTCTGGCTTTCAAAAATTTATTGGTGATAGTAACACAAGAACAGAAATGTTTCGTAAGGCTGATACTGAATATAGATCGGATTTGGCAATTGAGCTCTTTGATTGGTATACACAGACAAGAATGTCTGGTGCTACTCAAGAAGCAGTTGCTTCAGAAAAGTCTAAAATAGAAAAAGCAATGAAACAAACAAGTTCTGAAACAAGATCATCAGGAGATTCCGTAGGTGGAAAAAAGGTTTACCGAAGAGCTGATTTAATCAACTTGCAGGTAACAGATCCTAACCGATATGCAGCATTGGCAGATGAAATTCAGTCAGCGTATGCAGAAGGTAGGATAAAATAACAATACTATAACAGGAGAAGAAACATGGCTTTAGGAACTAACGGCACAACTGTCGCAGTCGCCAACAACTTCATCCCAGAATTGTGGAGTGATGAAGTTATAGGTGCATATAAATCAAATCTTGTGTTAGCTAATTTAGTAACCAAGTTATCTCACAAAGGTAAAAAAGGCGACACTATATATATTCCAGTGCCCGCTAGAGGTGCAGCAAGTGCAAAAGCAGCTAATACACAAGTCGTGTTATCAGCAGCAACTAACACTGCTATTACAGTCACTATAAATAAGCATTATGAGTATTCTAAGCTAATTGAAGATATTGCAGAAGTACAAGCATTAGCTTCAATGCGTAAGTTTTATACTGATGATGCTGGCTTTGCTTTAGCAAAACAAGTAGACTCTGATCTATTTGCATTAGCTGAAGGCTTTCAAGGCGGTACAGTAGGTGGTACGGCTGCTGCATCACAAGAGAAAGCAGTTATTGCTAGTGATGGTGCTACACTATATACTGGTAACTCTTCTAACGCAGCAGATATTACTGATGCAGGTATTAGAGCAATGATGCTTAAACTAGATAATGCGGATGTTCCTATGGACAATCGTGTAATTGTTATGCCTCCAGTAGCAGCGAATGACTTGCTTGGAATCAACAGATTTACAGAGCAACAGTTCATTGGTAATGGTGATGCAATTAAAACTGGTAAGATTGGTATGATTTACGGTGTTGATGTTTACATCTCTACTTCATGTCCTACTGCTTCTGGTAATTCTGGTGCTGATAGAGTTGGACTAATGATGCACAAAGATGCTCTAGTTCTAGCAGAGCAAGTTGGCGTAAGAAGTCAAACGCAATATAAGCAA